GGAAGGCATCTCGGGAAAGAATCAACATGAGAGCGGAATCCTATCAGAGGAGAGGGCAGCCACCCAACGCGGATTGGGCGGCTGCGAATGATCGAGACGAATCCGGGCCAGCCGCAGGCTCCGCAGGCGGTCAGGTCAGCTTGACTGTGAAGCTCGCGCCAAGGTTCTCTTCCGGGCCGCCGGCCGTGCGTTCCAACTTCGTCAAAAAGCCCTGGAAGACCTTGGGCGTTCCGACCACATAGGCGATCTGCCATCCCTTGATTGTCTTGGCCGCATAGAGCGTTTCGAGCAGGGTGTGACTTACCGTGTCGGACGGGTCATACTCGATCTCGAAATTGATCTCGCCCGGGTCTTCCAGGGTCGGCCGGAACGTCTTCTTGGTTGACCCCAGGTGCGTCGTCTCGGCGGTGCCGACTTCGCCGGAAACCGAGATATTCAGTACCTGGCCGATGGTGACGTAGGTGCTCGGCGTGGTGAAATCGCACCCAATCGTGGTGCCGAGGGCGGGCTGGACTGCAACGGGCACGGCTTAGCCTCCGCTGGGGGTTGGGATCGTGACTCGATGCCGGATCAAATAGTCACTTGTGATTTGATAGGTCCATTGATCCGTGCCGGCATACGGAGGATTGGCGAACTCGATCTCGTTGTCCGACAGGCAGTAGAGGATTTCGAGGCCGGACCACGAGCCGCGGAACGCATTGAGGCTGTCCCAGACCGCATCGGCGATGGCCTCGGATTCGGCGATGGTGGCCGCGAAGATCGAGAGCGAGGCCCGCGCGTCCTTGGTGCCGTCCGAACCCACAAGGACCCGGCCCGACGTGCGCGAGGGAAGGATGTAGGAGATGCACGGCAGCGGCGGATTCTGCGGCGGCGCCCCGGGGTAGATCCGATCGCCGACGATGGCCGCGAGGGTCGCATCGGAGGACAGCCGCCCAACGAGGGCCTCGCGGATCGTCGGGACCACGACCGGCAGCGAGACGACGCCGAAGTAGTCGCCGAAATAATCGCCGAAATAGTCGCCGTGATAACTGTTCATGGATTCGTCAGGCCCGGCTTACGGCCCTGCCTCCGCCCGACATCGAAGCGTTGAGTCGCGGGGTATTCGTGCCGGGAATCATGAACGTCTTACTTGCGGCATCGAGGCCGGTCGCGTCGCCGGCAGCCTCCGCCCATATGTCGATGAATTCCGGCCGGCTGACCACGGCTTCCGCGATCTCATCCGCCGTTGGGTAGCTGCCTCCGCCGCCGACGTCGAGCGTGCCTGTGAACTGGTTGCCGCCGGCCCCGTAGGTCGTGCCGCTGCGGACATCGCCGGTGGCCGGCTGGGTCACTGTCCCGGCCGTCCCGTTGTCGTAGGTCGTGCCGATCAGCACGGTTGCCGCGGCCGGCACTACCAGCGTTCCCGTCACCCCGTCGCCGCGATCCGTGCCGCTCCGCACGTTGGCCGCCGCCGTGTACGTCCCCCCTGCGGAGATTACGCCGAGGGCCGTTGCGTCCGCGAAGGACTGCACGGCCGCCTGGATCTCCTGGAAGTAGAGCGATGCGGGGTGAATTCTCCCGCTGTCGAAATACGGCAGCGAGTAGTACAGGCTGGCCAGGTTGTAGAGGCTCGTATCGCCGAGCACGCATTTGCTCGCATCATTGACCGTCGCAACGATCGTGGGGTAATTCGCGTTGTAGGCCGCGAGGTTCTGGGCTTGCAATTCGCTGCTGTCGGACCTTGGCACTCCAAAGTGGAGCGCGACCTTGAACACGCGGGCGTTGAAGAAGGTCACATAATTCGTGATGATCGTGAGCATCGCCGCGGGCGTGATGCTGCCCGAGTCGTTCGCCCCCAGATGGATTCGCACGAGCTTCGTCGCGGACGGGTCGGCCGCGAGCATCGCCGCTCCGAGCCGGGCCTGGCTCCTGATCCACGGGGCCGGGGGAGATCCGCCCGCGTTCGTCAGCGAATTCACGCCGATCGTCAGATCGTTGGTGCTTGCCATCAACGCCGATGGCAGGGTGATCACGCAATAGGTCGGGAGCGGCCCGTTCGTGACGGTGACACCCGACCAGCCCGGAAGGGCCGCGAGCGCGGTCTGGATCGCGGATGCGGTGGCGTTGTAGGCGATCGCAGCCGTGGTGTTCCCATTCCAGGTCAACGTGAACGTGCCGCCCGTGGGCGTGCCGTGTGTGCCGAGGGCGTAGGTGCCCGGACCGACCGAGAGCCCGCCGCCGTCGCTCGCGAGCCCGCCCTGCACGCCGATGTTGTACCAGCTGATTTCGGTTCCGCTGAGGGCCGTCAGGTTGATGCCCGGCTTGTCGCGCTGGTTGTCGGTGATGCTGTCGCCGACACCGAGCACGGCGAGGCCCCCCCGCTTCCACGTCGCCGCCTCGATCTGGGTTGCGGCGGCAACGGAGCTGGCCGGGTTGAGCGCCGTTATCGTCTGCGGCGTGCCCGACGAATCGGTATAGACGTATTTATACAACCACGGACCCTGCGACGGGGGAGTATCGACGTATGCCGGGCTCGTCGCCCCGGGGATCGCGTTTCCCGGCCCCGGGGTGAACGCGCCCGCGGTCGCGAGCTGGCGATACCACTGCCCGGAGTAGGGGGTGACGCCGCCCGACGGTCGCGTTGCATTGAGGCTGATCGTGGTCGCCGTGCACGGCCCAACGAAGGCCTTGCCCGCGGTGAACGTCCCCGAACTGGACGTGTAGGCCGTGCCCCGAATCGGCGCGCTCGGGTCCGCGACGAAGTTGTTGAACATCGTCAACGTCCACGCCTGCGTATCGAGTAAGGCGTTGTAGATATGGCCGACGAACCCGGTCGATGCGTTGCCGCCGCTCGTGTTGCCGTTGAGGCTGAATGTCTGGGTCGAGGACGAGCAGTAATAGGTGATGCTCGATCCGGTCTGGTGGTCCTCATACGTGGTCCCGGTGGACCAGTCGTAGAGATACCAGTCCATTTTGATGTTGGGTGCGCCGCCGTTGTTGTCGTGCGACCAGCACGCCGTGTACCAGACCCCCGGGTAGACGATCAGGTCATTGGTCGGGGCCGCGTTGCCGTTGCTGAACGCCGAGAGCTTGTAGGCGCCCGCCCCCTGATTCGAGGCGAACGAATAGGGGGTGAGGGTGAGAGATGCCTCGCTATTGGCCAACCCATTGGATGCCAGCGTGACGATCTGGTTGGCCGCGAAGGGCGGATAATCCACCTTGAATGTGCAGATGATCGCCTTTTGGGCCGGTGGGCTCGCGGCCGTGAAGCCGCTGCCGAAAGGCCCCTGGATTGCCCGCGAGAACGGGAAGAACCTGAGCGTCTTGTCGCCGCCGGCCACGTAAGGGAATCCGTTCGGCACCCACACCGGCTGGCGCAGGAACGGGGTAACACGAGTGCTGCCGACGGACGAGCCGACGCCCATGCAAAGGCCGTTGGTGACGACCTCGCGCGGCGGCCCCGCCCCGTCGTTGAGCGGAATGAACGCCTTGAGGGTCGTGCTCCACGGGGAGACGTTGTTCTCGGTCGTCAGGACTGAAGGCTTGGCGGATACGGTGGGCACTGGCTGAGACCTCAGACGAGACGGATGCGGAGGTTCCACACGCCCTTGATGTCGGTGATGATCACGCGGACGGCCGCGATGCCCGCGACGCCGCAGTTGAGCGGGGGGCCGATGGCCGGGTAGCCTGAGCCCACCTTGTAGAAGTTGCCGGGCTGGATGCTCATGCCCTGCGAGATGCTGAGCAGTCCGCCGGCGCCGTCGTAATAGGCGAGCACGACGCCGAGCTTGCCGCTGGGCGAATCGCAGTCCCCGCCGATGTAGAGGGAATCCCGCCCGGAGACGTCGATGGACTGAAGCGTGGACGGGTCGAAGTTGGTGGCGCCAGCGGGGATGTCCGCCGTCTTAACGCCGCCCCTGACGAGCAGGTCTTGCGGGCCGAGGGTCACAGCCTGGCCATAGTCGGGGTATCTCGAAGCCATGAATCAACCTTTCTTCGCTTCCGCGATTGTCCGATCGAGGATTTCCCGCATCGCGTGATCTCGTGCCGATGGACCCTGGCTGTCATAGACCGGCCGCATGATCGGCTGGGCCGGCTCATGGGCCGTGCCGAACTCGGGGAAGGCCGGGGAGAACCAGCCGGCCTCGCTGGTGATGGGCTTGCCCTTGCTGGCATCTTCGGCGGAGATCCGGACTTCGAGGGCAATCGATCCGCGTTTCTTGCTCTTGACCGACCGGATCTTGACCGCCCGCTTGAGGGCCCCGGTGATGGAATCAATCCGGGCTTTGACCGCCGCCGCGATGGGCTTGAGGGCCGCCCGGATCGACTGGCGAAGAACCTTGCGTTGCACGGCCGGTTCGAGCCGGGCTAGCTTACGGTCGATCTCGCGGATTCCGGTGATGGCTACCGCTTTTCCAGCCACCCAAGAGGGCTCCGATCAGGACGTGAGGATCTTCCCCTGAATCCGGGCCGCCGCGGTCGTGCTGATATAAAACCCCGTTACATCGACCGTGAACGGGCAGGCCGTGTACCCCGCGGACTTCGACCAAACCAAGGGGGTTCCCGGCTTGAGCGTGATCACGTCGGACGGCTTGCCCGGGGTTGTGATCGCCACGGAAACCGTCGGAGACGATCCGCCGGTCAGTGCGACGGACGAGACGGTCAGGGCAGCAACGTTCGTGTTGGCGAGCGTCCCCGCGAACGTGCAGACGACCGGGGTTCCGGGGAGCGGGCCGCCGGTGCAGGTCACGTTGCCCGAGCCGATCGTGGAGAGGGTTTGTAGTGCCGTCTGGATGTTGGCGGCCGAGGCGTTGTAAGCGACCGAGGTGACCGCCCCGCCGAACGCGATCGGGAAGCTTCCTCCGGTGGGCGTGCCGGTAATGCTGATCGTCTGGACTTCGGAGGTTCCCGGGCCGTTCGTCCTGAGCGTCAGGCCTTTATCCGAGTACAGGTATACATCCTGAATCGAGGCGACGGTGAACGAAGCCGCGAGGGCCGCGTTGACCGATGACGCCGCGAAATACTGATCGAGGATGATTTCCGTGGTGCCGACTTCGGATTGCACGCCGGAAAGGCTCTGGCCGCCGCCCGTCGATTGCACCTGGAATGTTAGCTTATGTGTGGGCATTTATACCTCTTCCTGGCAGGCGACCACGTATTCCCGGTGGGCTTCCTCGGCATCCCACGCGCCGAGGACGTTGAGCTTGCGGCCCTGATAATCCAGCCGATCAACCGGCGTAACCGCGAAGCTCGGCCCCTGATATCGGAACTTGATCAGGTGCGTGATCGTCGCATGCTGGGCCTTGGCCGCGATGAATTCCCGGGACGACTGCGGCACGATCTCCGCCGACAGGGTCTTGACAGCCGCCCAATGAGGGATGGGCTGGTTGCGGCCGTCCCGCGTCGGGGTGTTCCGCTCGATCGTCACGCGGCGCTTGTATTTGCCGGCCTCGATGGGCTTCACGAGTAGCCTCGCCCGGCCACGCCGATCAGACGCATCACGTCGTCGGGGATATCCAGCCCGTTGGGCGGCTGGCCGTTGCTGCGGCACTCCCAGTAATAGGAGACGAGCATCTTGATGGCCTGACGGTACTTGACCGGGACTTCCGCGGGGGTATCCCCATAGCCGGCCACGTAGCGGATCGTCACGCCATCGATCCCGGGCATGGTCGCCGGCCAGGCCGTACCGAATGCCGGCTCGACTCGGGCCCGCTCGCCCGGGGACAGCCGGTACATCGCGGGGTCAAGGACGGTCGGGGCGCCGGTCGATGAACTGCGGTACGTGATCGAGATGATTTCCGTGATCGGCCCATAGGGCAGGACAAGCGGCTCGGCCGAAACCCCGAATAGCCAGGGGTTAATCCCCATCTGGCGGATTGCCCGGTTCTGAGCCCCGTTCATGTAGCCAAAGTTATCGATGCGATAATCGTATGTTTTCGTGAGGAAGACCCTGCGGGCCTCATCTTCAAGCCGCTCGCGAGCCACCGCGATGAATCCCGCGATCGTCGAGTCCTCCTCCGTGTGTTCGACCCGGAGGTGTGCCTTGACGTCGGCGAGCGATACCGGCTCGATCGGGACGAACAGGCTGACGCCGGTCCCGGTCGCATAGGCGGGCGACGAAATGACGATCTGCGTGGGCGACGGGAACGACCGGACAACCGCGAAATCGGGTATCCCCGGGCCGACGATGACCGCCCCGACCGGGATGCCCGCGGTGGTGCCGCTGGACAGCGCGAGCGTATCGGAATCGGCCGCCGTGTTGGCGGTAATCGCGATGCCGGCCGGGGTGATCAGGTCGAGATTGTACATCTGGCGATGACTCTATCGGAGGGAGGACAGCCGCCCAATTGGGTGGCTGTTACTTCGCCTTGCGGGCCGCGGGGGATTCCGCCGTCTCAACCTCGGGCGGCTCGATATACTGCACAACGGAGCCCAGCTTGACCTCTCGGCTGGCCACGTCGGCATCGATCTCGGCGATCTCGCCCGGGACGTAGACCCGGCCATCGAAGACGCAATCGTTCGGGCCGACCACTCGAACTTTCATCGTTTGCACGGTTGATCTCGCGTTCATGGATGGTGGCCGGACGGGCCTCCCTGCCCATCCGGCCCGGGGAATAAATCAGCCGCCTCGGATTAGGCGGTCTTG